ATGGACGGCGGGCCGGGCAGCCCGTAGCTGACCATGCCCGTCGCGTACGCCACCGCTAGCAGGCCGTTGACGAACGAGCCCCGCAGCGCCTTGCCGGGCGGGTAGAACGACTCGCTGATCTTGTCAGGGTCGCTGCGGCGCTTGGCCGCGAACCACACCCGGCCGTGGACGTCGGCGTACCACGCTATGGCCGACTCGATCGCGTCGTCACGCTGGTGGAAGGTCCGGCCGAGCCGGTCGGCGTTGTACTGGATGCGCTCCGCCTCGGTGGCCTGCGGTCCGGGCTCGGTGACACCGAACGCCTCGATCTGCAGCAGGTACGCGCACGCCGGCTCATCCGGGTCGCGCTCGTGCTCCTCGCGGGCCATCTTCATCATCAGGCGCGGGTAGTCGGCCGGTGCCACGTCCGGCATGATCATCGCGTACGTGCGGCAGGCCAGTTTCTCGCCGTCCCAGTGCAGGGTGATGAACGCGTGCGGGGAGTCCCACTTGCTGTGGTCCTCGATGGCCTTGCGGGTCTCGGCGGCTAACAGCTCGCGGGGCGCGATGCCAGGCATGCTCATAGGTTCCAGTATACCGGAATCGGCGTAGCGGTATACTGGAAACGTGCCCAGGTCAAAGACTTCCGAAGGCAAGCGCGTCACCATCTGCGCCAAGTTCAGCGAGGAAGACGCCGCGCTGATCGACGCCCGCTGCGCAGCGAAAGGCCAGACGCGCTCAGCGTGGCTCCAGTCACTCGCCGCTGCTGATCTTGCCGGTGTCCGTGATGGTGGCGAGGTGCTCGGCATCCGCATGCGGATCGACCCGAAGATGCCGGCCGGCGTAGCAGCGCTGGTGAGTCCCGGCATAGCTGGCGCGGTCGTCATCCCTGCCGGTGCCGAGTCCTCCCGCAAGCCCGTTTCCCATCGCTGCCCCGTCAAGGGCTGGTGCGAGGAATGCGGCGAGTGGAAGGGCGCCAAGCACTGAGCGGAGGCTGACCCGTGGCCGTCCTCCTGTACACCGCGCTGACCGACCTCAAGATCTATTCGGTCATCGCCACCTGGCCGTGCAGCGCCGGAAGCACCGTCCCGCTCGACCCGACGAAGGCGTCCACGATCGCGCTGCTCGCTGCGGGCTCGATTGAGCTTGCGCCAGAGGGAGCGGCAGACACCTGCACCCCGCCGCATGTGCTGAGAGGCCAGCCCGGCATCCGAGTGGGAATCTCGAACTAGCTCAGCAGCCGGCCCACGTCCCGGCGACCAGCGCTAGGTCTATGCGCTGGCCAAGGTCCGTTATCGCCGGCAGGAACGGCCCCGGCAGCACGTGGTGGCAGTCACACCACTGGCCCCCGGCGCGGTCGGTCTCGCTCAGCGTGGCGTCCTGCTGGCGGCGCAGCTCGGGGCAGGCGCGGTGTACCTGGTCACGGCACGGCGGGCAGATCATGATTCCGCCGCTGGCTGCAGGTTCTGCCATGCGCCGTCCTGCCACCACGCCCCGTCATGCTCGCGGCTCATCTCGTCGGCCTCAGTGAACGTCATGGCGAACTGGTAGTACGCCTTGCGCGGCTCGCCTGCGAGAACGTGGCCTAGCGTCTTCCTGGCGCTGCGCCGCGCATCCTCGGCTGCTCTCTCCGCGTAGTAGTCCTCCAGTTCCTCTGGTGAGGCGTCCGTGAGGATCCACGTGTCGGTGGTGCTGGAGAACACCGCGAGCTTGCCGTCCGGCTGCCTGATGATCTGGTGGCCCATGGCGCCGAGCCTAGGACGGCCGGGGATCGGTCACCTGGCACATCGCCTCCAGCACGTCAATCACGTAGACGAAGACATCGGATACGCGCTCGATCCGGCCACCGCAAGCACCGCACGCAGCTTTTCCGGGTGACCCGGCTTCCGGCGGACATTCCAGGCCGCAGTCCTCGCACGCCCACACCGTCCGGTTCATGACCGCAGCCTAGCCAGCACGGAGGCGGGTGCGCCGTGGCTGACTCCGACACCGCGAAGATCGTCCAGTTCCCGGATCTGAAGCCCGCCACGCGTCGGCAGTTGCTCGGCTCGGAATTGGGCTCCCAGTGGGATGTCCAGGACCGAATGTTCTCATTCTACTCAGATGGTGCCGTATTCGACTATTCCGAGTGGACTAGCCGAGATATGGCCGTGATGCTCCAGAGGGACGGCCAGGCCGCCGCGATCGAGGCCGTCCTCACGCTGCCGATCCGGCAGGCCAACCGCAGCATCGAGAAGGGCAAGGACGACAAGGGCGAGGCCGAGTTCGTCCGCAGCGTCCTGGTGGCACCGGAGACCGCTGGCGGGATGAAGACGCCGCTACAGGACGTCATCGGGCAAATCACCTCGGCTCAGACATACCGGAAATCCTTCCACGAGAAGGTGCTGGCACAGAGGGACTCGGACGGCAAGATCGTCTACGAGAAGCTGGCGTTCCGGCCGTCCGCGACGTGCGAGCAGAAGCGGGATGCCCAGAGCGGAAATGATCTTGGGTTCAGGCAGCAAACCTGGGCGTTTGGTGGCGTACTGGCCAACCAGAAGCAGGGCAAGCTACCCGGATACGTCGATATCCCGAAGATCCGGTCATGGGTGTACGTAAATGGCAAACACCGTGACCCGCTACGGGGCGTTTCCGAACTTGAACTGACGTATTTCTGCTACACGACGAAATTGAAGCTTTTGTTCCTTTGGTACCAATTTCTGGAGCAGCAAAGCCTCCCGAAAGTCATCGTGTATGGCCAGGACCAGCGCGAGGCCAGCGCCAAGGCCGACGACATCGCCTCGATGCGCTCCTCGGGCGTGGTCGGGTTCCAGCGGGCTCCGGACGGCGCCAAGACCTTCGAGCTTCTGGCCAGCGACGGCAAGGGCGCGGACCAGTTCCAGGCCGCCCTGCAGTTCCTCGAGAGCTGGCAGACGCAGTCCGTCCTCGCCGGGTTCCTCGGCCTGTCCAACATGGCCTCCCTCGGCCGCGGCAGCCTGGCTTTGAGCCAGGACCAGTCCGCGTTCTTCCTCAAGTCCCGCCAGGCGGTCACCACGGAGATGGAAACAGCCATCACCCACGACGTGATCGCGCCCTTGGTCACCTTGAATTTCGGGCCGGGCGCGTCGTACCCGAGCTTCAAGTTCGGGGCGCTGACCGACGAGTCCGACGCCGCCCTGGTGACGCTGTTCCAGACGATGAGCGCCGCGCCTGCCCTGCAGGTGCCGGCCGGCATCCTCGACCTGATCACGGTCCGGCTGGCGAACTACCTGAACCTGGACGTCTCAGCCGTGGAGCAGGTCATCCAGCAGGGCGCGAAAGACCGGGCAGCGCAGGCGCAGGCGACGGCACCGCCGGGTGTCCCCCCGCATGTCGCGGCGGGGATCGGGAACCTCGCGGGAGGGGTGTCAGCAGCGGACAAGATCGCCAAGGCGGCGATAGCGCAGTCGAAGATGAGCCCGCTGCCGGAAGACATGTCCGAACCGTTCGACACGCCGAACATGTCGATCAACCCGAAGTCGTAGGCTCGCTGCCGTGATCCTCAGCCGTGACCCGCATGGATGGCACGCGGACCTCAGCGATGAGGAAGTCCGCCTCCTTGACCTTGCAGTGTGCTTGCTTGAGCCGGCCGAGGTTGTCAGCCCTGACCAGCGGAACACGCTGGCGGGCATCGGGAATGCTCTCATGGAGGCTGTCCGCGACCTCGGGGGATGATGCGGTGCCTGCCACGACGACAGCACCGCAGCAGCAGAAACCCCCGCCGCAGCCTCCGCCCAAGCCAACACAGGCGCAGCTCATCGCCGCCATCCTCGCCGCCCTCGCCGTAGCCGTGACCGCCGCAGGGGTCGCAGCAGCGCTCGGGACGCTGTTCCTCGCGGCCGGGATCCGCCGCCCGGCGCTGAAAGCGGTAGCGGCCCTGATGCTGTCGTGGCCGCAGGGCGCGCTGGAGGGAACGGGCCCGGCCCAGCGATGGGCGATCAGGACCAACGCTCTTAGGCGCGCCCAGTACTTCTTGTCCGCGTGCAGGAGGGTGCAGGCGGCGGCCGACGGGGCACGGGCTCACAACGATCACATCGGTGCCGCGATAGCGAAGGCACTGAAGGCGGAGTGGCGATTTCAGGCGCAACAGGTGAGCGCCTCACAGCAAAGGGTCACGGCGACCTCGGCTGTTGACGGCATGGCGGCCACGTACGGAAACCTGCTCGGCTGGAATGCCGTGATCGACCCGCGATGCACGCCCGAGTGCAAGGCAGCCGATCGCAAGAACTTCCATGCAGACAAGCCGCCGGCGATCGGCTATCCGGGCACGACGCATCCGAACTGCCGGTGCTTCCCCTCGGCGCCGTTTGAGGATGCCGCGACACTCCCGTAGGCGGTGAGCATGGCGCTCGCCCTCGCTGACCCGTCCGCCACGCTGAAGACCCCCGCCAAGGACGACATCGCCGCGAGAGTGACCGCGCAACTCCAGCGCGACTACCCGCCCGGTGCCCTGTCGTGGATCACCGGCTTGTCATGGGCCGGCCCTCAGCAGGTCCCCGTCACGCAGATCGACCGCACGCACGGCGACACCGACTGGCAGGCAGCGGCAGCGGACAAGGCCAAGCTGCAAGCGTTCCGGAAGCGCATCGCCGCCGGGTGGCGCAAGCCGGTCGTCCTGGTGCGCTCACCGGGCGGCGCCAGGCTGTTCGCTGTCGACGGGCACAGCAGGATCCTCAGTTGCGAGGCACTCGGCCAGCCGGTCACGGCGTATGTGGGCACCGCGAAGACGGCTGCGGGCCCGTGGACGTCCCTGCACAGCCGGCAGCTCCCGGCCGATCCCGCCGTCGACCTGAGCGCGCAGACGGCCGGCTACTCGGTCACCCCGTCGCCGCTCGGGCGTCCCGGCGGTCCCGGCCTGTGGTTCAAGGGCTGGAAGCTACCTGATTACGTGGAAAACGTCGCGAGAGGCATCATGCAGGGCGGGATGGCCGATAAGTCGATGGCCATCGCCACGGCCATCGCGGCGTGCAAGCGGTGGGCGGCAGGCGGCGGGAAGGTAACCCCCGAGGTCCGTGCCGCAGCGGCCAAGGCAATCGCGGAGTGGGAAGCACTCAAGGCCGCAGCGCCGGGCACGCCAAGCCACCAGCACGCGAACGACCTCCCCGCGCTCGACCTGGCGGGCACGTTCACCGAGCAGCTTCACCCGCGTGTCCCCGCAGGGCAGGGCGGAGGCGGACGGTTCGGCTCCAAGGGCGGCCCGCTCACCGCGAAAGCCCGCGCCCGCAACACCCCCGTCACGGCACCGGTTCACGCACCCATGACCGGCACGTCGCTGACGCAGGCCCAGCAGCTCCGCTACCAGGCATCGCAGGATCGTCACCTCGCCCGCCAGGTGCTGGTGAAGGTGGCGGGACTGCAGCGGGTCCGGGCGTCCTACATCGCGGGCAAGACGA